CACACGAAGACGAAAAGAAAAAAGATGTGAAAGAAGAGTCGGAAGACTTTATTGACGTATCTTCTGACGTTGACGCTTTAACTAAAGATGAGGGTTTATCAGAAGACTTTAAAGCAAAAGCAACTACAATTTTTGAAGCAGCTCTGAAATCAAAAGTTTCAGAAATGAAGAAAAAGATGAATGCTAGCTATGAAGAAAAATTAAAAGAAGAAACTGAGGTTCAGAAAGCTGAACTCGTTGAAAAAGTTGATTCATACTTGAACTACGTTGTTGAAGAATGGATGAAAGATAACTCTATCGCTATCGAAAGAGGAATCAAAGGCGAGATTGCTGAAGACTTTATTTCTGGTTTAAAGAAATTGTTTGAAGATCATTACATTGACATTCCAGATGAGAAATACAATGTACTAGAAGATCAAGCAAGCAAAATCGAAGAACGTGAAAAGAAACTTAACGAACAAGTAAATAAGAATGTTGAACAAAACCAAGCTATGGGCCAATTAAAAAGACAAGACATCATTGATGAAGCGTCTAAAGATTTAGCTGATACTGCTAAGGAGAAATTTAACAAACTTGCTGAAGAAGTTGAGTATTCAAATGAAAATGACTTTACTACTAAAGTTGCTACTATTAAAGAAGCATACTTTGGTAAAAAGGTTGAAACTAGTGGTAATGAGATAGATAATGTAGCGGAAGGATCTTCACAACCTGAAGATTTATCTAACGCTATGGCTGCTTATACCGCTGCTATTAGTAAAACAAAAGACATTAAGTTGTCCAAATAATACGGGAGAGAAAAAGATATGTACTTATCTGAAACTTACGAAAAAAAATGGCAGCCAGTCCTAGAACACGCTGATCTTCCAAAGATCACTGATTCTTACAGACGTGCCGTTACAGCTACTATCTTGGAAAACCAAGAAAGAGCTACTAAAGAAGACAGAGCTTTCTTAAATGAAGCAGCTCCAACTAACTCAACTGGCGCTAGCGTCAGTAATTGGGATCCAATCCTAATTTCACTAGTTAGAAGAGCTATGCCAAACCTTATCGCTTATGATATTGCTGGTGTTCAACCAATGACTGGTCCTACTGGTCTAATATTTGCTATGAGAAGTAGATATACTAACCAATCAGGAAGCGAAGCACTATTTGACGAAGCTGATACAGACTTTTCAGGTAGAAATGCTGCTGGTGATTCAACTGCTAATACTGGTCCTTCTCAAACAGGAACAAACCCAGGATTATTGAATGATGATCCATCAACTGCTTACAGAGCTGGTACTGGTATGTCAACTGGCGCTGCTGAAGCACTAGGTGACTCTGGTTCAAATGCTTTTGCTCAAATGGCATTCTCAATCGAGAAATCGACTGTTACTGCTAAATCAAGAGCTCTTAAAGCTGAATACACTATGGAACTTGCTCAAGACTTAAAAGCAATCCACGGTTTAGACGCTGAAACAGAATTGGCGAACATCTTGTCTGCTGAAATCCTTGCGGAAATCAATAGAGAAGTTGTGAGAACAATTTACATTAATGCTGAAATTGGTGCATCTAACAATGCTTCAACTCACATTGGTGCTGTTGCTGCTATCAACACAACTACTGCTGGTATCTTTGATTTAGATACTGACTCAAACGGTAGATGGTCAGTTGAGAGATTTAAAGGTTTGATGTTTCAATTAGAAAGAGACGCAAACATAATCGCTCAAAGAACACGTAGAGGAAAAGGTAACATTATTATCTGTTCTTCAGACGTTGCTTCTGCATTACAAATGGCATGTGTATTAGATTACACTCCTGCTCTTAACAACAACCTAAACGTTGATGACACTGGTAATACTTTTGCTGGTATCCTTAACGGAAGATACAAAGTGTACATTGATCCATACAGTGCTAATAACTCTGCAAGTCAATACTTTGTAGTAGGTTACAAAGGTAACTCACCATATGACGCTGGTATATTCTACTGCCCATATGTACCTTTACAAATGGTTAGAGCCGTTGGTCAAGACAATTTCCAACCGAAAATTGGTTTCAAAACAAGATATGGTTTACAAGCTAATCCATTCGCTGAAGCTAATGTTGGTTCAAACGCTGTTATTAACGGCGCTGGAAATGCTAACGCTAACAGATACTACA